TTTAGCTTAGCTAAAAGTAAAAACGACTTGCTTCACGTGAATTATGGTAATTGTGAACATAAAGAGAATTTGAATTCATCTCTACAAGATTTAAGGAGGGTAGGAATAACCTATCTTCCAGAATTAATGACTTTTTTAATCAAGAATTCTGACTTTTATGATAAATTTAATAATTTATCCAGTATTACACAGCAATATATATTATCTGTGATGCGTAGTTTTTTTACACCTTTTCTTTTTTTAACGAATTGGCTTAAGAAAACTTCTAATACTAGAATTATTAAAGATATCTGTTTTCCTCTAGGAAAACTTATAACCTGGGCGTCAGATCCTATTCTACTTAACAGTAATGTTAAATGGAATATGATTATGATGCTCGATTACAAAAAAACACAAATAAATTTTAAATCATCGTTATGCGATGAAAGATCTCTCTTTGGTCATACTCTTAAAGTATATATTAAACGTGCTCAACTTGCGTTGAGAAAATTTAGTACATGCCCTAAAGATGACAATAAGAAAAGAAAAAGTTTAACACTTTTATCTTCTCTCAATATGGCAAAGAAAGGTTTTTCAAAACTACCAGAAGAATGTTTATTCAAAGCTATTACTGATTATCATCAATTAATTACAAAAGCACCCAATCCTATATCTGAAAAGATAGAAGACGCTGTGGATGTAACTGTTGATGTTGTTGTTAGTGACAAGCTTGCGAAGGAAATTGTTCCATCAAGTCGTGCTACCTATGAAGCCACTGTTAAAAGTGGTGGAGGCAGATCTCGAGTTTTTGAACAAATTCAATCTATGAATGAATATATTCCGGAATACGATAATGAAGATTCAAAATTGGGCTTATTAAGATTATTTGGAGTACAAGAAGCTTTACCTTGTGAAAGGCATAAAAAATCTCATTTAATGATTCTAACTGAACCAGCTAAATTTAGATTTATTACTATAAATAGTACCTACGACCAAGTTCGAAATTTACCTCTTCAACAAGGGCTAATTTCTGATTGGAAGAGATCTAATTATGGCACTATGCATTTACAAAATGAAGTTGATCGAAATTTCTTTTTTCAACACTGTTATGGTGGTGAACTTAAAAAGAAATATATCAATAATTTAGATTATTCAAGTGCAACAGATAATTTTAATAAGTTTGTAACACAAACCATTCTAGGACGTATCCTAGAAAAGAAAAAAGATGCTTCGAATACCGATGTTAATATTCGTTTTCTTGGGAACAGTTCACACTGTCTCTCTATGAGAACTAATATTCAATTATATGAAAACTACATTCCTCAAGATTATAGATATACTAAAATATCTGAAGAAGATTACAATCGTTACTTTCTTATCAATCCACAGTGGGTTCGAAAAGAAGATGATGGTAGTAAATTCTTTAAATATAATAGTCACTTTGATTTTATGAAACTTCTTCCTGAAGATCATAGAGTCGAAATTATACAGGATATAGTTGGGTATAAATTTGAAAAAACTTTTTGTGCACCTCCGGATTATGCCGGTCCAGAACATATTGTTGATCAATATGAACAGGTTCCTATTTTTAAAAATAGAAAGGTACATTTAAAGGATTTTGCTCAGACTAATGGTCAGATGCAGGGTAATCCGCTTTCATTTCCAATATTGTGTATTGCTAATTTATCTAGTTTTATAGCTGCTCGTTTCGAGTCAATTATAAAATTAAATAATGGGCATTATGCATACATTAATGAAGAAGGCAGATGGACACCAATATCCAGAAAAGAATTAAAAAAAGCTACCGTTGATATTTGTATCAATGGAGATGATGCTACTGCGCAACAAACCGAAGAGGAAAAATTTAAACAC